CGCAAGGCACAAATGCACGGTTGATCGAAGTCGCAGCTGCTGAAGTTGGCACAATCGAAGAAGGCGACAACCTGACAAAGTACGGCAAATTTACAAAGGCAGACGGTTTGCCGTGGTGTGGCAGTTTCGTCAATTGGTGTGCAAACGAAGCGGGCGTCAAAATTCCTTCAATGGTTTCAACGGCGCAAGGCGCACACAAACTGAAGGAAATGCAACGTTGGTCAGGCATGCCGCAATTAGGTTACCTGGCATTTATGGATTTCCCACATGACGGCGTCGACCGCATTTCACACATTGGCATTGTTGTTGGCTTAATAGATTCAAAGACATGCTTGACGATCGAAGGCAACACCAGCGGGACAGGCGACCAACGCAATGGCGGCATGGTTATGGTCAAGGTTCGTGCGTACGGTGAAGGCAAAGAAATCGTCGGTTTCGGCATTCCAAAGTTTGTGCCGTATAAGGGAGAATTTCCAAAGGTAGAAGCACCAGCGACATCAACTGCAAAACCTAAGAAGGAGACAAAAAAATGGAACAAGCCAAAGCCCTGATCGCGTCATGGGCGCGTTCATTCATGGCAGCAGCACTTGCCCTATACATGGCGGGTGTTACTGACCCAAAGACTTTAGCAATGGCAGGTGTGGCAGCAGTCGCACCAGTGATCTTGCGCTGGTTAAACCCAAACGACAAAGCCTTCGGTTCTACGGGGAAGTGAACCGTCGATTCGCAGCGGCTGGGTTGGTTTGGGCACTTGCACTAACCCAGTCCGCTTGCGGGTATCAGGGGTGGACACGTTATGAATGCCAAGAATTCGACAACTGGGGCGAAGCGCATTGCCAAAAACCGCAATGTCTCCCCACTGGAACATGCACTGACGACCTACTTGGAATTGAATCGAAACAGACCCGCACGCCGTAAGTCGCCCGAAGAAGTTCACGCGCAGCTGATTTTGATAATTGGTTCAACACTTGCAGCAGTGTTTTTGGTAGTAACGGTTGGCATAACGTATGCGCTTATTTTTGTCACGCAACCAGTCAGCGCGCAAGCACCCAACGACGCTGCATTTATCGATCTATTGAAAACCCTGGCAATTTTCTTGACTGGTTCGCTTGGCGGCGTACTTGCTGGCAACGGACTGAAATCCAAGCCAAAGCCGTTAGACACGCCGACAAACACGCAAGGTTCTTGACCGCGCGCCAATCATGCGTCACCCTGATGTCAGGTGGTAGCAGTTACCGCCTAGAATCGGGAGAATTCAAAATGGTACTTGATCTTTTAGACCCTGAGACATTAGGGCGTTTGGTGCTGGTGATCATTCTTATGGTTATTTCAGCCGCTGCGGGATACGCCAAAGGCTTCAAAGAAGGCAAGCGTGAAGGCATGGCACGACGTAAGGCAATGGTTCGCCACATAGCAAACAAGGCGGTCAAATAATGGCTGGCTTCCTGGACAACTACGAAGACGTAGCAGCACGAATCAAGCGTTTTTGGGAAACACACCCTTCAGGGCGTATCGAAAATCATATTGTCGAATTCAATGCTGAAAAGGGTTACATTCTTGTTCAGACCCAAATCTTCAAAGAGTACGAAGACGAAAAACCTTCAGCGATCGATTACGCATTTGGCAACGTGGCAACATACAACGTCCAAATGAAAAAGTTTTTTTGCGAAGACACGGTCACGTCCAGCATTGGACGCGCCATTGGTTTGTTGTTGGGTACGGATAAGCGACCAACCCGTCAAGACATGGAAAAGGTCGAAACAATCAGCACCAGCGTTGCCAAGTCTAGCGCGGACGACTACGACCCGTGGTCAAAGAAATTTGGCGACGTGCCAAGTTACAAAACCGCAGCTGAAGCAGAACAGTCAGGCATTCCGTCACTAGGTTCATCAATGAACGAAGTGGCAAAACAATTGGGTGGTCAATTGGTAGCCGAAGCACCGCAGTGCAGTCATGGGCACATGGTTTGGAAGCAATCACACGAAGGCGCACCAAAGTCGTGGGGCGGGTATTTCTGCACTGAACGCACAAAGGCAACGCAATGCACGCCGCGTTGGTATGTCTTACGTTCAACAGGAAAATGGGAACCCCAGGTATGACAAAACAACGCTTGATCAAAATTATTGTTGTCATTGAAATCATGCTATTGATCGCATTGGTATGGGTATCAGTCAAATGAGTGACTACATAGAATTAATCAACCCGCAAACAATGACCTGCAAACTGCTGAAGCATGGTGAAGTGGTCGCCGAATACAAAGTCGAACAGTGCGACGGGTGCGCCAAGATCACCAAACTGGACGCGTTTGGTTACAAGATAGGACAGGCAGGCGAAAAACTGGCTTGGTTGTGTGGGGGTTGCAGATGAAAATGCAATTGTCCCGGGACGAAGAAATCATGTGCATGTTGGCAGCGGTCAAATTGTGCGTGGACAACAACAAATTCATGGACAACCCGCAACGTCACCAAAAGGAAATGGGAACGTTTGAATACCTGGTTGAATCGGCTGAAGCAATCGGCAGCGAATGGGTTGTTGCCAAATACTTCGACCTTCCGTTCAACCCGTACGAAAACAAATTCAAGACCAAAGCCGACGTAGGAAATGCAATCGAAGTACGGTGGACGAAGTACGTCACGGGGCAGCTGATAATTCATGAATACGATCGACCCAATGACATTGCGGTTTTGGTGACAGGTCAATCACCCCATTACTTCATTGCAGGTTGGATTCCCATTGCAATGGCGCAGCGTCCTAAGTATCGCCACAGTAAACAACCCAATTGGTGGGTGACCCAAATCAATCTTCAGCCAATCGAAAATTTAAGGAAATCGTCTTATGGACAAAGTGCAATTTGAATGCAGAATGTGCAAGAAGAAAACCAGTCAGATCGTGGTCAAGATAACCGACTTGCTTCCGCCAGGTGTGGAAACGATTCAATGCACAGTGTGCAGTTGCATGACGGTTGCACAGATAGGGGCTTCAAATGCCAATCTATGAGTTTGAATGCACGGTGTGCAAAATCCGTGTTGAAGTGGATAAGTCAATCCATGAAGAACGACAGGCACAATGCTGCGGGCAACCAATGAATAGACTTTATTCACCCCCGGGGATTTCGTTCAAGGGTAAGGGTTGGGGTCACCAGTGATCACCGTACTTATGGGCGCACCAGGGGCCGGCAAATCAACTTGGGTTCGAAACAACAAAACAGGCAATGAACACGTTTACAACATTGACGCAATCAGGGCAATCAAAGACATGGACGTGAACGCCTACACCCGCCACATGCGCACAAAGGCAATCATGGCGGTTGAACAGGGTTATGACTTAATTGCTGACGCAACGCATGTCATGAAAACGCACAGGTTGTTGTGGCTTGCACTTGCTGATCGTTTGGCAATTGAAACGCGTTTGGTCGTATTTGATACACGTCGGGAATTGCTATTACAGGCACAACAGGAAAGGGAATTCCCAGTCAAAAACAGTGTGGTCATTGAACAACACCGCAAATTGCAGGTGTCAAAGACTGAAGTCAAGCGTGAAGGGTGGGGTTCAATTGAGATCATTACACGTTAAGAGTTATACACAGGCGTTATCCACAGTGGTGCAAAAGGTGTGGGACACGCCCAAAGCCACGCATGAAGTTGACGGGTATTTGCATGGGGGGTGTACGCTGGACGCATACAACAACACCCCGCATTTCAGGGTTTTACATAAGAATGAAGTTCTTTCAAATAATCTTGAAAAGAAAAAGATAAATAAAAAAAGAATTCAATTGTTGTTGTTAATCACTGGCTTCGTCGCACCGATAGGGGCAAGCCCTGCTTCAGCTGCTAATTACTCAATAGACCATTTGAAACTTTATGCACATTCAAGGATTCTTGACTATAAAGAATTCCAGTGTTTCAATCGAATCATCACAAAGGAAAGTCGGTGGTCATACACTGCGCGGAACGGGTCGCACTGGGGCTTGGGTCAAATGAGATCAAAGCACTACGGCACACTTGACCCTTATCGCCAAATTGACGCAACGCTTCGATATATAACAAAGCGTTATCAAACGCCATGCAAGGCGTGGGCATTTCATCAGGAAAGGAATTACTACTAATGGCAAGCGCATTGAAGGACAATGGAAGCACCAGCAAATGGCGCAAGATTCGTCAGCGTATCCTTCAACGTGACGGTTACACTTGCCAGGCATGCGGTGCGGAAGGCAATTCGGTTGATCACATACTGCCACGCTTAGCAGGCGGCACGGACGACGACTGGAATCTTCAGACGCTATGCGGAAGTTGCAATTCTTCGAAGGGGGGTAGGTTTTTTAGTGAATCTAAGACAC